ACATGACTAAAGAGATTTACAACGACATAACAAGTACCTCTTTAGAGGACACACTAGACTTTATTTCTACTAACTATTACATGTCTAGTAGAGACGACTCAGCCTTTTGGAAGTCTCGTGGTAAGAATACACATATCACTGAGCGTATGAAGGCTTGGTTAGATACCTGCAAGAAGGCCTTGTTGCCTCCTATTAGAGATGTTATGTTTATCCCTAGTTGTTGGATTTCCAAACTAATAGGTTTCGGATACTTCCCTGAGAAGGATGGTTTTGAAGATAGAGAGCCGTGGTCTTTACCAACATATAGCGGTACTAACTTTGAGCCTAGAAACAGGCATAAATACAAATATGTAGATGAAATTAATGCTTCACGTCAAATGGAAGAAATCCGAAAATTTGACCGCACTATGTTATCATCTCAGAAAGATTATTTAGACAAGTTCATTTACAAGGAAAAATAGATGGAAGTTGCAGATATAGTTCTAGCATTTGTATCAATATTGTCTGCAATAACAGGCGGTGTTGTTAAGTCAATAATGACAGACATCAAAGATTTAGAGAAGAGTATGAACTCATGCAAGAGTGATTTACCTATGAAATTCGTTCTTAAAGATGACTTTCATGGTGATATAGGTGATATTAAAACTGAAATAAGGTCTCAAGGTACTAAAATTGACCAAATATGGAAGCACATGAGAATTGCCAAGTGATAGCACTAGCCCCAAACATACCTCCTTGCATAGGGGATTGTTGGGTTTTGTGGCCTTACCTGCTTTGTGCATAGGAGAACGATATGGCTAGAACAAATCAAAAAGTAAGAAACAGTAAGGGTCAGTATATGAAATTGACTATCCTTAATAAAATCAAATACTTCTGTAATTTCTTTATTACCAAAATAGAGAAGTGGACTAAGATGTGATGAGCTTCTTCATTAGAATATTATTATTAATAACTCTAATTTCTGCCCTTATGTTGGCAGCAGGCTGTAACTCATTGAAATTTAACAACATAGTCAAGACAGGCGCTACCACTGCTGTTACCTATGCCATTGCAGGACCTATACCTGCTGTTGCTAACTTAGCTGTTAGTGTTGGTGTTGATGAAATAATACCTGAAGAGCCTCAGATTGACCAAATAGAGACGAAAGAACAGAGTGCTGCATACATTGCTGATTCTTTATTTATGAACGTCTTATACGGCTTTATAGCGTTCTTACTAATAACTAACTTAGCAGTGCCTTATTTCACTCGTAAATGGGGTTATAATCAGGCTAAAGAAAAGTATAAAAGAAGACATGATGATTAATTTTGGAACAAGCCAAAATCCTGTTTATAGATATGTCCACCATAGGATGAAGAAATGAAGAAATGTGCGATTATTTATATAATAACAGGTGTTTTAATATCAACAGCTTCTTATGCTTTCTTTGCTGATTGGGCTCAGATGCCTATGAACATGATGCAAATGACACAACCACAACAACAGGCTTCTCCTCTTGTATGTGATTGCAGATGTAATTAGGCATTTTCTCTAGTTACCTAGCTAGTCAACTTTGTTTTAAGCTCCTGTAAAGTTAAATTTTCTTCATTGCTAGCACTAGCATTTCATCCCACATACCTCTTGATTTAATACGTCTCATTTTGTATGAGTCAGGGTCTAGTACGTTTTTGTTTTGTTTCTTCTTCCAAACCTTGTCGGGGTCAGAGTGTGTAGACAAACGAGACCTCGCGTTTGAAATAGTGATACCTACTTTTTGAGCGACTTCATGAGCATTTGTGATAGTTCCGTCATCTAATTTGTACTGCTTTTTATTAGTGTTCATCTAAAACGGGATTTCGTCTTCAAAAGCGTTATCAGCTTTTACAGGTGTAATAGGGTCTGCTGCAACTTGAGGAACGTGCTCTTGTTGTGGTGAGCTGTTTCTACTGTCTAGCATTTGCAATACACCCCCAAATCCCGACAAAACTACTTCAGTGGTGTAAACGTCTACTCCTTCCTTATTTTGCCACTTACGGGTCTTTAGCTGTCCTTCGACATAAACCTTAGAACCTTTATGAACGTACTGTTGAACAATCTCAGCTAACTTACCGAACACGACTACACGATGCCACTCAGTCTTTTCTTGCTTCTGTCCTGTGGTCTTATCGTTCCAAGACTCAGACGTGGCTATTGCCATGTTAGCGATTGCAGCACCATTAGATGCGTATTTGATTTCAGGCTCTCTTCCGAGGTTGCCTACTAGTATTACTTTATTTACTCCTGACATAGTTGTCTCCTATTTATTAAAGTTGTTAAGGTCGGTTCGCTAAGCCCAAGTACCGACAAACTTGGCATTTTCCACAAGGGATGTGGTTGCTACTAAATGAGTGGTCCGTTTCGTGGACGATTCGCACTGTTTACCTTTACTTCAGCGGAAAAAATATAAACCGCTTCGAGGGGGAGATAAACTTGAGGAGAGTACCCGTAATGTAACCCCGAGCTGCTCAATGGAGGTAGTGAACCTTAGCAGTGCATTAATTGTACCTACATTCCCTCTGTTGTGTCATCAATGCCGAACAACATAATATAGCGGTCACAGACCTGTGTTAATTGTGGGTTATTACCCTCGGCTTTATTGTAAATCCTTCTAGCTTTATCCGTGTTTCCATCTTCAAAGGCTTTGTCTAGCATTTTTAGGGCTGCTTCAATATCCTTCTTGGGAACATAGTTCATTTCAGTATTGTCTTCGTCATCAGCATCCACTGAATTTTCACTAACTAAGAAGAGGCCTCCAAGTGCATATTTACGGGCGTATGAACTAGCCGAACCGGTACATTGGTCTGCACTCATTCCCTTCCTAGCTTCCTCCCATGCAAAAGAGGTAGAGCAAATAGAATCTGCACCGTCTGCTAGGCATACAGTTGCTTTCACGTAATTCCTGTCACCGACTCTCTCAATAGTATCAGACATGGTTACTGAGGCTTGAGCAAGAGATAGCAAAGGCTTTAAAGCGTCTAATATTCCCTCTACGCTCCTGTAGTTGTACTTGCCGTATGAGTTTTTCTTATCCTTGGCAGATTTTAGTTGCCTCTGTATATCTATTAGCTTGTCGCAAAGCTGTGTTGTCTTATCCATTAGTCATCTCCTAAGCTTATGTACAGGAGGAAAGCGAAGTACATTATCGAAAATCCTATTAGCAATTCAATCATCATAACCCCCATCGGTAGTCAGCAACATTGCAAACCTCTCCGAATCTGTTTTGTACTTTCTTGCGATTACTTATAATGTTGTGTCCTTTCTTACGCAGTCTATGGATACATGCAGCTAGTCTATAAATACCTAACTCTTGCCATGCTTGCAGCGGGTCTATGTGTTTGTTATCTCTCATATAATCTAATAGTCTCTCATCTTGTGTCATATCACTCTCCTCGTATTGACGCTAAAAACTCGTCATATTCTGTTTTAAATTCTTCGTCTGCCATAACCTCATGAGCATAAGACATCATATCCGGCTCTTCATCTTGCTTAACTTTAGGAACACCGTGTATAGCAATGTGTGCCTGTAACTTCTCTTTGATTTCTTTAATATTCATCATTGACTCCCCAATAAAACTAATAATATAAGTACGCTGCCTGCAAACATTAGGAATACAAGCCCTTCTAATAATGCTTTAATCATTGATAGCTCCATCTCTAATATTCCATCCGTATTCGTCCATAAGAAGGTTTCTTAGAGTGTTGGTGAAGTTGTACTCAATAAGCTCATTATCATCGTCTACATATTGATAACACTCAGCCATGACTTTCATCTTCTCTACTGAGTCAACAAACAGCTTCATCTTTGGGTAGCCGAAGTCACATACAGCCTCTTCTGTTATGTGATGCTCAAACTTCTGTTTGATTTTCTCAATCTTGTTGTAGAACTCAAGCTTGGCCTCTACTTTATTATCTTGGTGTCTAGCCTCGTATAAATCTCCAACTAGGTAATCTGTCATTGTCTCTCTCATTTGTATCTCCGTTTTTTGTTTTAAAGAACTTAATGTCTCAATCAAGTTACTACGTATTATACAGAAAACTTTATGTTATGCAAACAATTCTTTATATTTAATTCACTAATTTAATTTACATCTATTAATTTACTTAGTTTATAATCTGCTTCAGAACGAAAAAACCCCCGAAAGACTTAGAATCTGACGAGGGTCGAATTAGGTGATTGCGCCACCTGTTAAAGATTATATCATATCTTTTCCATTTGGCAATTTCACCGCCCCGACAGGTGATATGTCTGACCAATTGGTTTCACTCACACCTGAATAAAAAAAAGAGATTCATCAAATGGGTATGCTATTGATTGATGTTAGATTAAGTCGTTAGGTTAAATGTAGGACAAAGCATTTCCTCTCGTTACGAACTTACTAGGGTAATACCTGTACAGTGTTTTTAAATCTAGCGCAGAGTTATAGTGGGTGAGTGCCTGTTCAAGGTAGCGATGAACTCTGAGTCACAAACGTAATAGTGTGACCATCCGATGAAGACTGCTTAGGCGCTTTATACGAATGTAAATCTCTCTAGGTTATTAATTTAGCCTAGGGATTTCTTTACCCCGATTTCCCCAACTAAACAACTTAACCGAATATAACACTGACTTGCTCTTGCTCTAAAAAAGGGTATTTATACCCCAGAGGAACGAAGTGACGAGCTCTACCTAGAGAACGGCTTGGGTGCAAAGCACCGAGCAAACAAACGATAGTGCGTAAGTTAGAGTGATAATCTTGATTAATATAAAGAATTGTTGTGTTTATGTATAGTTTTCTTGATATAATACGTGCTATGCTTATAAAATATGATGATATAAAAAAGGAGTTTAGAAAGATGGGGCTTACTCAAAAAGAGGTCTCAGCTATTCTAGGCATAACTTATGTAGCTTTGAGTAATAGGATAAAAAAAGGAAGGCCTGATATTCATTTAATTACTTACGCTCTCTCTACTTATTTTAAAAGTAAGAAATGATTTATGATTACATGTGTAATACCTGTGAACACAAATACACAAAGGATAATAGAATGACTGACCATGCTAAGAGCGGTAAATGTCCTGAATGTACTAGTAAAGATACAAGACAAACAGTGTCTACTCCTATGTTCAAACCGTGTGGTGGCGGTCATAGCAATACAATCAAATGAAGTGGTGGGGTCATAGTAAGAAACAATGTACAACAGCTCTAGTAGGCGTTAAACATTTGTTAGATAGAATTAGCTTTATGAACGATGACGCAGTAAGAAAACATACCTGTGAATCCGCTAAAGGCATTATTGATAATTTACTTAATGAGACTAAGAAGAAATGAATGATTACGAACACCAAGTACAGAAGGCTATTGCTCAGTATTTAGATATGAGAAAGGTTTGTTGGTTTGCAGTTCCTAACGGTGGTCAACGTAATAAGATTGTTGCTGCAAAGTTAAAGTCAGAAGGTGTAAAGGCAGGAGTTCCTGATATATGTGTTATTCACGATGGAATGGCGTACTTCCTAGAGGTTAAGAAGCCTAAGACAGCAGATAGTGGCAAAGGAACATTAAGCAAACCTCAGAAAGAGTTTATTGCTAGGATTGAAGAGGCAGGTGGTGAAGTAGCAGTAGTGTATTCAGTTGCAGATGTGATTGAACAATGTATTGAGTGGCATATCAATGTCCTCTAAGATAACTAAGTCAGCTAGAGGAGAAGCATGCACAATAAGACTAGAAGGTTGCAATGGAGGACCTAATAACGAAACTGTCGTTTTTGCCCATCTTAACGGTGGTGGCATTGGTAGGAAGTGTTTGGATATTCACGGTGCTTACTGTTGTCATAGTTGCCATGATATTCTTGACGGTAGGAAGCCTAGCGAATATAGTAAGGAAAACTTACTTTTAATGCACTTAATGGGGATGAAGAGAACACAAGAGATTTTAGTTAGTAAAGGTTTAATTTAAAAAGAGGAGAGGAGATGTTAAAAAATATAGAGGTAAAAGAGGTGTTCGATAAGATTTGTAATTGTCATACATGTTTCGTTAAGTTACCGATAGTTACAGTGTTATTAGTATCAATGGTTTTATTATTATCAGGATGTTCAGGCCCTATGGTAGATACATTAACTACTATTAACGCTATACATGCTGTGCACACTATAGTGACTTTATGAAACGAGTAATAGAAAGAACTAAAGAGAAGCGACACATTATTGAATCAATGATAGTTAGTCACTTCAGTCAGTTTTCAGAGGATGATAAAGCTATTATTGAAATAAAACAAGACAAAGACTCACGTTCAACTAAGCAGAACAGATTGTATTGGGAGTGGATAGGAACAGTCATAAGTCCTGAACTTGGTTACACTAAAGATGAAGCTCACATGATACTGAGAGATAAGTTTCTAGGCTATAACGAGATAACAACTAAGAAGGGTGAAACAGTCCGAGAACTAAGAAGCACAACCAAATTAAAGGTGGGCGAGTTCAAAGACTACCTAGAGCAGATTGATATGCTTATGGCTGAGTATGGTATAGTGTTGCCAAGGCCTGAAGATTTGTACCTTGAATCAATGGGTTATAAATAAGGATTGTATGAGTTTAAATAGCTTGTTAGACAAGGAAGGCTTACAATTTTCAGAATATGAACCTGAAGAGTTTTTACAGCTTTATGTTTGTGCTTTGATGATACTTTCAGGTTATGAAGATATATCCATATCAGACGCTCACCAAGAAATTGAAGAAATGAGAGAGCAGCTTGAGTTTGAAGTCAGTGCTGTTCCACCTCGAGAGGAGCTACACTAATGGCAAGACCAACTAAGTACAATGACAAAACAATAGAGAAAGCTGAGGACTATATAAAGAACTATATTACCTATGGCGACCAAATACCTATGATTGATGGATTAGCTTTAGAGCTAGGCGTTCACAGGGATACAATCAATGAATGGGGCAGAGTTTATCCTGAGTTTTCCGACGTCGTAAGGACTTTAATGACTCATCAGGGTAGAAAGCTCATGAATGGTTCACTTAATGGCGAGTTCAAAGAGAGGACTGCAACCCTTGCTTTAAGCTCACACCATGGGCTAGTTGCTAAGACTTCACAAGATATTACATCGAGTGATGGTTCTGTAAAATTCCCAACAAGAATTGAGATTGTAGGTTACGGTGAAGATGACTACACAGACGATTGAAGAACCTGAAGTAGAAGAAGAGGTAATAACTTCACAGATAAAAGTACCTCCTAAGCTAAAGCCTATATTCACAGGTGAAGCGCGATACCGCATTGCGTTTGGAGGCAGAGGCTCAGGCAAAACAAGAACCTTTGCACTAATGACTGCAATACGTGGTTATGAGTGGGGGCGTGTTGGTAAGAGCGGTCAGATATTATGCGGTCGTGAGTATATGAACTCATTAGAAGATTCCTCACTAGAAGAAATCAAGACAGCTATTAGGTCAGTTCCTTGGTTAGAAGCCTATTATGAAGTGGGCGAGAAATACATCAGGTCTAGGGATGGTCGTATCTCTTACACATTTGTAGGTTTAAGACGCTCACTAGATGCTATTAAGTCTAAAGCTCGTATATTGTTGGCTTGGATTGATGAAGCAGAACACGTTTCTGAGATGGCGTATATGAAGCTCCTGCCTACCGTGAGAGAAGAAGGCTCAGAGGTGTGGATTTCCTATAATCCCGAATCCAAGTACAGCGCAACACATGAACGCTTTAGAGTGAACACTCCTGATAATGCGAAGATATGCGAAATCAATTACAGCGACAACCCTTGGTTTCCTGAAGTGCTTGAGGTTCAGAGAAAAGAAGACAAAGAGAAACGTGTTGACATGTATGACCACATTTGGAAGGGTGGGTTCTTAGTATTCAGTGAAGGCGCTTACTATTCAACAGAGATGAGACGCTGTAGGGATGAGGATAGGATAGGCGAGGTTAGATACAATAGAGATAAGCCTGTAATAACGGCATGGGATTTAGGCGTAGGCGATTCAACAGCTATTTGGTTTGCACAATATATCGGTACAGAAGTACACATCATTGATTATTATGAAGCCTCAGGTGTAGGTTTAGACCACTATGTAAGGATATTACAAGAGAAGGGATTTATCTATGACCAACACATTCTTCCACATGACGTTAGAGTTAGAGAGCTAGGCACAGGTAAGTCAAGACTTGAGACATTAGATAGTTTAGGCATTAGGAATGTAGAGATAGCTCCTATGTTGATGGTAGACGATGGTATTCAACAGGTTAGGTCACTATTAGACCGTTGTTACTTCGATGCTAAAAAATGCGAAAAAGGCATAGATTGTCTGATAAACTACAGTCGTGATTACGATGAAAACGGTAAAACGTGGCGGTCTCGCCCTAGGCATGACTGGAGTTCACATGCTGCGGATGCATTCCGTTACCTTGCTATAGGCTATAGACCTATGACTGAAACGTGGGGTAAACCATTGAAAAGGAACATTAAAGGTGTAGTTTAATATGGGATTGTTGGACGGACAGACAGATAAAGAGTCGTGGGTTGACCCGGAAACAGGGTTACTATTTCACAATTCACAATACAACTGGAACAATACAGGCCCTTCTATTGAAAAGCCTACTACTGAGGGATTTGTAGTAGAGCCTGACCGAAGCTTATTCTCAGAACTAGCCCCCATCGAAATTGAAGAAGATTCGTCAGGAGGCTTATTAGAAGATGCTCTTTTAGAGCTGGTAGAGGACAACCCTTCTCCAGAACCTGTTATAGCCCAAGAAACCCCTGTGATAGAGGATTACACTGTCAGACGGTCTGATGTAAATACAGGACTTGACGGTATAAATCAGTTCTTCCATAATGTTATTGATAAAGAGTTCAGCGGTGGATTTATGGGGTTCAATCCTGTAAATAGTATGGCGCACAAGGCGATTGGCGAACACATGAAAATGTATAGCGACCCAGACAAAATCACACCAGACATGATTGATAACACTAGAGCGATGATTATTGAGAAAGCAGGCTCTAAGCTAGGCCCTCAGAAGACAGCATACATTCTCGAGAGGTTTAATCAATACGTTCTTAAAATACTAGAGTACCAAAAATTTAAAGGTGGTGTTTAGTGACTGACGATATTAGTAGCTGGTCTGAAGATGATTGGTTTGATTCCGATTACATGGATGCAGCGGATTATAGAAATGTACACGGTGCAAGTTCTGTAGGAGACTTTACATGGGGTGCTGGCGACAGTATGAACGCTCCATCATTCCAAGACTCTTGGATGCAATCCAGTTATCCAGGCTTGTTAGACAATGCAACCCAAGAAGAGCAAGGTGTAATTGACGATATTCGTAGTAACCCTTCTTTCGCTTCTAAGATGCAAATGCTTTCTAATGTAGACGAAATGAGGGCAGACCGCCAGACATATTTAGACACAGTAGACGAATTAAAAACTATTGATATAGCTGATGCAAGGCTACAATACAGTGGTTGGAATGACATGACGAAGGGCAGGGATAATAACGCTAAGTCATCCTCCCCTTGGGGTTGGTTCGATGGAGAATATACTCTCGATGGATTACAAGAAGCGTCTAAATGGCAATCTGAAAACTGGGCAGACACAGATGATTTCGGAAACCCTATATCAACAGATGCCTTCGGCAATTATAACTTTGATGCTAAACAGCAGCATTATGTAGATACTAAGAATGAAAACTCATTTGTTAATGATAAAAACTCTTTTGCTAGAGATATAGCACCAGACTTAAATTTACCTGGAATATTAGGTGAAGTCCCTAATACTAAAGCAGCCCCTACTAAGGATGGTTGGAATGAATTTCTAAATACTAGAGTGCTTGATACTGCCGGAAAAGCTGTGGAAGGAACTCTTAAAAACCCAGCTACTAACTGGTACAACAACCTAGAGAAATCTATACAAGGAGTTACGGACTTTAACCCTGACCAAGCTGCAGCAGGTCAAGCAGCAGGGAACTTTATACCTTCGCTTGCAACTGAAGTAGGTGGTGTCATAGACATGATTTCAAGCCCTGTAGAAACAGGACAGGCTCTTGTTGATTTATTGTCAGGAACTTTTCAACACGTAACAGGGTTTGATTACAATCAAAACGACAAGGAGATGGCTTCAGCATTAGGTAATGCTGTACTTCAAGATTACGGCTCAATAGACGGGTTTACAAAAACACTATCTGAGAGACCTGTAGAGGCACTAGCAATGCTAACAGGTGTAGGATTTATTAGTAAAGCAGTAGCACACCAAGCATTAAAAGCTGCAGACCCTATTACAATGAATAAGGTCTCTAGTAAGTTTGGAATTACTCCTATTATTGAGAAAGACGTTGTAGGTTTTCGTTCAGGGAGCTCAGTGTACGACAAACCTAACCCGAATCAGCAAGTTCCTGGACAATATGGAACAGGACATTATATGTTCTTGGACGAGAAGGACGCTGCTGCTTGGCCTGGAAGCACTGTTACTGGATGGAAGTTTGCTGATAATTACAAAGATATAACTATTGATTGGGGCGGTAAGAACTCAAACTTTGTTAATAATGCTTTTAAGGGGATTAGTAGAGAATACAATATTGATTTCCCAGATGATTTTCACGCAGAGAATTACTTTACTTTAGCAAAAGAGATAGGTGAGAGAGAGGCGCAAGCTACTTTACGTGAGTATGGGATAATTGGAAACAGAGGTACAGATGGCACTGTAATGATATACCACCCTGACGATGTAAGCATTCTTACTAGAGGCGGTGAATATGTCGGTGGGATTAAAAACCCTCTAATTGCTCAACACAATCTAACGGAAAGTTCTTTACTTAAACAAGAAAAAGGCTTGCCAATGCCTTCAATGGCTATTTCCAAAGCTAAAAGTCCTATGACCAGCTTCGGTGAAGTTTCTCTACTAGCACATCCAGACTTGATTACTCCTGGGGCTAAAGCAAAGGCATATAGCACTGATATTTATTCAGGAAGACAGCCAGACTCTAGGCTGGAATACACAGACAAAAAAACCCTCAAAGAAAGCATCCCTGAATCAACGCTTGATTTCTACGGTTATTACACAGTTGATAACTTAACTCCTGGAGGGTTAGAGGCTAAGGTAGCAGTAACTCCAGTTTATGAAGAGTTAGGGTACAAAACTTCAGACTTTGCTTCTTTTGCTTTAATGAGAAGACAAGCTGAGAGTGACGGGCACTATGTTCCTGAGCCACATATAACTCCTGAGCAGTATCTTGGAGAAGTTAGGCACGCTATTGTTAACCCTAAAGGGCAATACACACCAACAGGAAAAAAGAGAGACACAGTAGAGTGGACTCCAGAAGCTGCCCACAAGGTTATGAAAGACAAGAAAGCTCATCTTCCTGGAACTGAGGGATTGAAAGGCGCAGGACAAGCAAGAGCCCTAACTGCTACTCAGTTTAAAACTTTAGATGCTATTAAGAAAAGTAGAGACGATATTGTAGACGAGTACCAGTTCGACCCTCTAGCAGGTGAGGCGGATTTTAAGTCTTACTTCACTGCCCACTATAGTGACGCTATGGAAGATGTAGAAAGATTAGGTGCTAAACTAGATGACGGATATATGCCTTCATTTAGATATGAAGATATTATTGAAGACTCAATAAAAGGCGCTGATTTGTCTTGGACTGGCTGGCCCGATGAAGCGATTGCAAAAGTAACAACTATAACAAATCAACTAAAAGATATAGCAGATGGTTTGCCGACAGAATACTTCGAGGTAAAAAGAACAGATATTGTAGATGTAAGTAAGTTTAAAGGTGCAATTATTCCTGAGTATGCTAAAAAAGCAGAAGAATTACTAAAGAGCAAAGGAATAGAGAAGATTTATAAGTATGGCACAGATGCAGAAAGGAAGTCTCTATTTGATAAGTTTCCGGAGCTATATTTCTCTAAAGTTGCAATGCCAACAGGAGCAGGACTAGGCGCTTTGTCTATTACTGAAGAAGCAGATGCAGAACACGTAGAAGGCATCCTCTCAGTTTTAGAGTCTTCTGACAATATAACAGAAGCACTTACAAGTTTGTTGGATATAGAAGATGATAATATTACTATCAGGGGTGAGAAGGTTAATGATGATTATATTGATATTCTAGTTGGTATTCTTGGGATGACTGAAGAAGAATTAAAGGAATTAGTCAAATAGACTAAAGGTGTTATAATGATAAAAACCAAATTTAAATGGAGTAAATAATGTCTTTCGATAGTTATGAAGATTCAGTTGTAGATAGCGTTCATAATCCTACCGGCTATTATACCGAGACAGATGAGTTTGGCAATGATACAGGTAGTGGTTATAGTTCACCGGATTCAGGTGGCCTATATCAGAATCATACTCCAAGTCCTGCATGGAGTCCTGCATGGCCTACAGGTGTTAATCCTGCGTTTCATAACGAACCTTTTATCCAACAGCAGGCATCCAAGGGTTGGTCGAGACAAAATCTAAACGCTATGGGTGAGGCAATATTTCAGAATAGAGCAAAGACCCAAAACCTAGCTCCGCACGAGCAAAGTATGCAAAACCCACTTCAAGTTACCCCTATTGCAAACCCTATTCCTAAATCCCAGGGCAATTTAGATGTGGCGTTTCATCATGAACTAAGAAAGAAAAATCCTGCTAGAGAGTGGTTTTTTGATGCGATAGGTGCAAAAGACCCCAAGCCAGCAATAGACCAATGGAAACATGATAAATTAGAAAGTGGTAAAAGCTTCTTTACAGAAGGAGCAAAGAATTGGGAAGCCGACAATAAGGTTGTTAATCAACCTACACCTACTGGAACTTTGCCTAACAACCCTAACCTTGTCCATGCTAACCTTGACAAGTACAATTCTTTGGTAAAGGGTGGTTTAGTCCCTGGTAGTGATGGGAACACAGGCCCTGTTGGACCTGATGGAACTAGCTTTAGTCCTGGACGATGGTCTCCGTATGAAGAGTTAGCAGCAAAAGGACCGAGTGAAATACAAGCTTCTTCTGGTGCTTATCCTAGCAACCTAGTTGGACTTCTTAATACAGACTTCACAAAAGGTATTGACACTAGTCAAATGACTGCCAAACGTAACAACGGGACAATGACAGACGCTATAGATTTCTGGGGTAAGTCGGATAAAGAGATTGTCGAAATGATAAATAGTATAGGTTATGAGAGCACAATACATCCAGTGGGATTTGAGGAATATGACAGAGACCCTCTAGTGCCGTCTTCTTATAAACCTAAATATTCAGATAAAGATGCAGCCCTTATAAATAGATTTAGAAGAGAAGGTAAGACTTCAGACACACCAGCGCCTATGTACACAGGCGGTTCTAACAAGATGGGAAATCCTGACCCATACACAGGAATAGCCTCTAAGCCTACTATTGACCATGAAGTAAGTAGTTGGACCAAGGGAGAAGAGGCAAAGGTTGGTCTAAGTATGATTTCTCCTGAACAAGAAAAGCAGTTTGAAATGCTTGCTATGTCAGTAGGTCCAGCAGGTGTTGTAAATGCAGCTAAAACAATATTTGGTAAAGCCTGGGACGCTTATGGAAAACCATACGTCTCTCAGTTCTTATCTAATTATTTCAAAGGAACTGGCAAGACTGGTCTTGATAAACTAGCAAACCAGCCGTTTAAAAGAGACAATTATCCGACAGTACAGCTAGACCCTCTAGTGACAAGAAGAACTCGGAACCCTTTAGGAAAAGACCAAACATACCAAGAAGCACTAAAATCTAAAGGCGCTCCGTTTAATAGAAACATAACTAAAGCTGACCAGACTCCAAACTATTTATCAGACAAGGCGTTTAGAAAAGCTAGGATTGATAAGGGCGAAGTAAAAACAAGTATTCCAAACCCTAACTTTTCCCAAAGAAATTCCGCCATGATAGAGATGAACGCTAAGGCGACTGCCCAAAAAGCTGAAATGTCTTACAATAAAACCTATAATGAAGCAGAGAAGGCAATGTCAGCATACGGAGTACCAAGAGAATCAATTAAAGAAGCAGTTGAGCAATATCTGGCAACTAAAGGCATAACTAAACCAGGCAAATAAAGGTAGAAAATGGCTATAAACACTTATACAACATTAAATTCTGCAATAGCAGACTTCCTAAATAGGGATGATTTAACTAGCGCTATAGAAAACTTTATTTCTCTTGCTGAGTCACAGATTAATAGAGATATTAGGCATTGGAAGATGGAGACACGCTCTAGCGGTCAACAAAGCCCGGGAGATGAATATTCTCAAGTTCCTGCTGATTGGATGGAAACTATTAGGTTTCACATAACAGACAACGGCACTTCACCTTTAAATCTTATCTCAAGAGCAGCAATGTCAGATAAGAGAGCGTCTAATGAAGATGCTACAGGAACGCCCACACACTACACACACGCAGATAGTCAGTTTCAGTTATACCCAACACCTTCTGCTACAACTAATACAGAATTACTGTACTATGCTAAAACAACAGCACTAAGTTCAAGTAATGAAGATAATTGGCTTTTACTAGAAGCGCCTGATGTTTACCTCTATGGAGCGTTATTACACTCAGCACCGTATCTAGGGGAAGACGAGAGAATTGCAATATGGGCACAGATGTATTCTGCAGCAGTATTGCAATTAAACAGCGCGTCTGATAAAGCTAAATATAGCGGTTCAGGCTTAAAACTTAAAATAAGAGGGCAAGGATAATGTCATTTACAAACTTTTTAGAAACAGAAATATTAGACCATGTATTTGCAGGTTCAGCTTACACTGCTCCATCTACACACTACTTGGCTCTATTTACAGCAGCACCGGGTGAAACAGGTGGCGGTACAGAAGTTACTACTTCAGGCACAGCTTACGTTCGTCAATCGGTAGCATTTACTACAACAGGCAATACAACATCAAACACTGCTTCAGTTGAATATGCAACAGCAACAGCCTCTTTTGGCACGGTGTCTCATGTTGGTGTGTTCGATGCAGTAACAGGCGGAAACCTGATGGCTTATGCAACACTAGCTTCAGCTAAGTCGATTGATACAGGCGATGTGTTCAGAGTACCAACAGGCGACTTAGATATTACACTAGACTAAACGGAGTAACCTATGTCATTAGGTGCTTACGACCAAGGAAGTTATAACTCAAGAAAGTACGGTGTAAATCATCTTGTGCTTTCTGATGCTGTTACTGTTACAGCCTCTTCTTCAATATCGGTATCTTCAAGTAAACTCCTAAGCGCCTCTGCTTCCATAGTAGCGACTTCTTCTATTGCTGCTAATGCGATAGGAATTAAAGATGTTACTGTGTCAATTGGTCCTTCCTCTACAGTTAGCTCTAGTGCTATTAGAGTTAAAGACGGAAGTGTCTCAGTAAGCTCTAGCTCTTCTACAAGTGCTCAGTGTGTTTCTATTAGGTTTGCTTCTGCAAGCATTAGTGCAAACTCCTCATTTATTGCAAATGCTGAGAAGTTCTTCTTAGAGAGTTCTGATAAGTTTGCCTACGGTACAGGCTTGTATGGATTGCAGGTATATGACGAAGCAGACTTACAGACAATCGTATCAGCCACCTCTGTATCTTCCTCTGCAGCGTGTGAGAGAATTAGATTAGTAGGGGCTTCAACAAGCGTATCGGCAACAATAACATCTTCTGCAGAGAAAATTAACTTAGGCACAGCATTATCTAGTTCTTATCTTTCTTTCTCTGCGAAAGGTTTATTTATATATAGTGGCGAAGGCACAGTTAGTGTTAATACATCTACTGCCTTAAACTATATAAGGGAACGAAATGTAGAAGCCCTAGTTTCATCAAACTCTCCTATATTCAGTATAGCTAGAGAAAAGTGGGAAACAGTAGGTGTTTCAGCTAAAACATGGGATACAATACCTGAAACAGATAAAATATGGACAACTGCCTCAGCAACTCCTAAGAATTGGACAGTTGTATCTAATGATGCGAACACTTGGGATACTATTTCAGAAACATCAACTAATTGGGAAGACGCAGCATGAGTTTAATACCACTACAATTACCACCGGGTGTACATAGAAACGGCACAGAGTTTGAATCTTCTAACAGATGGCGCGATGGTAGCTTAGTCAGGTGGCATGATGGCTCTATGCGTCCTGTGGGCGGATGGACAGTTAGAGAAACAACCGGTGACTCTATTTCAGGCGTTTGTAGAGGCATGATGGCGTGGATTGATAACGGGTCAGGTGTAAATCTTTCAATGGGAACAAGTACGAATTTATATGTTATAACTCCATCAGGTATAGTTTCAGACATAACGCCTACCGGGTTTATTACAGGTGAAGGAGATTCAGTAGAGAACACAGGATATGGTGGTAACTACTACGGAATTAAGAATTATGGAGACGCTAGACCAAACTCAGGCGTGTTTGGTGAGGCTACTTCCTGGTCTTTAGATACATGGGGTGAATACTTAGTAGGGTGCACATCTAAAGACGGAAAGATATACGAGTGGTCTCTGGACTCAGCAATACCTGCTGCAGTAGTAGCTAACGCCCCCTTGTACAATAGAGCAATAATAGTTACGGAAGAAAGGTTTTTACTTGCTCTAGGAGCAGGCGGAAACCCTAGAAAGGTTGCATGGTGTGACAGAGAAGATAATACGCTTTGGATTCCTGATTTCGAGAACGAAGCCGGTGATATGGAACTACAGACACAGGGCGCTATTATGTGTGGAGTCAACATAAGAGGAAGAACCCTTATACTGACAGACCAAGACGCTCACACAGCAACCTACTCTGGTCCTCCTTATGTGTATGGTTTTGAAAGGGTGGGAACAGCCTGTGGTATTTCTTCAAGAAAGGCAATTGCTGCTATAGATGAAGGAGCCTTCTGGATGGGGCATAAAAGTTTCTATACTTTTAACGGCTCAGTGGCTCAAGAGATTAAATGTGACGTATTAGACTATGTATTTGATGATATTAATAGAGACCAGATTACCAAGGTACATGCAGTACACAATTCACAACATGGAGAGGTATGGTGGTTCTATCCTTCAGCTAGTTCAAATGAGAACGATAGATACGTTGCTTTAGACTACAAAGAAGGGCACTGGTCTATAGGAACATTAGACAGAACGGCAGGTGTGGACAGGGGTGTATATTCAAGCCCTATTTGGTGTGATGCTAGTGGTGATTTATACAACCATGAGACAGGACACACACATGGAGCAGATAAGCCTTATGCAGAATCTGGACCTATTAGTCTAGGCAATGGCGACAAGATAATGAAGGTAACAAATCTTATTCCAGACGAAGAAACACAGGGAGAAGTAAAGGTTACGTTTAAAACAAGAATGTACCCTAACGATACAGAGTCAACACATGGCCCATTTGCTCTTACAAACCCTACAGGCGTTAGATTTACTGGGAGACAAATGAGACTCAAGGTAGAAGGGGTAGCTAACGAGAACTGGCGCTCAGGAGTTATGAGAATTGAAGCAAGAACTGGCGGTAAGAGATGATTAAGGTCCCCTCTCCTTTAGGAACAGATTGGAAGGCATGGGGCGAGCGTCTTGTTTCGTATATAGCAACAAACACTAATAAACTTAAACACATGACTTCAGGTGAGTCTGCTGCAGAAGATGGTGTATTGATGTGGGACAGAACAAATCAAACAATAGTAGTTTCTAAGAACGGGGCGTGGGTAAAGGTAAAATTAGACCCATGACACTAGATGAAGAAATGCTACGCTGTAAGAAGTGGATAGATGACCCTTTAGACAAGGGTGGAAATACGCATGAATATGAAGACATAGTAAAGGGCGTAAAGAGTGGCCACATGCAATTTTGGCCAGCAAAAAAAGCCTGTCTAGTGACAGAGATAGTAGTGTATCCTAACAAGAAAGTTCTACATGTTTTTTTAGCTGGTGGTAATCTTGAAGAAATTATAGATATAGAGAAATGTCTTGTAAAATGGGGTAAAGCCGAGGGATGTGGTTCAATGACGCTAAGTGGTCGTAAAGGTTGGAAGCAAGTATTTAAAAACGATGGCTGGACAGAGAAATATATATTTTTAGAGAAGGAGTTTTAATATGAGTTGGGGCGGAAGTACGACACAATTATCAGAAATACCAGACTGGATTAAAGACCCAGCAATCAGACAAATAGAAAGAGCAGAAGATATGCAGAGTATGGAATACATGCCTTGGCGTGGTCCTCATGTCGCTGCTTATAACGATACACAACTAGCAGCAATGCAGCAGAATATCGGTGCAGCAGAAGCCTTTGGTTTACAAGCTCCTGGTATGACAGCAGCTCAAGGTATGCCAGAACCGACTACTTATGCTGATGGTACTAGAGGTTATTCAGGCATTGGTCTGTACGAGCAAGCGCTTGCAGAAACCAGAGCAGCACAGCCAGATGCTATGGCTATTTACGACAGTTTATACGGGAATTAATTATGGCACAAGCAGCAGGACCAGGTGGAACAACAACACAACCTCAATATAACGGACCAGCTAGATTTGGTGTAATGCCTCAGCCTGGTAATAACATGCCTATGCCTCCGGCACAGACTCAAGGACCCGTAGGTCGAGGATACGTAGGTGGCGATATAGGGGCCTGGGAAAAAACTCCAGAAAGAAGAGGCCCTGGAGCTATGGCTCAAGACCCTAACCCACGTAGTTATGCTGGTCCTGCTATGCCACCAACCGACATTGCTGCACAACTAATGCAACAGCAACAGCAAGGACAACAGTGGGACACTCCTACACCTAGACAACAGCCCGGACAGCTCGGACAACCCGTAAGAGGAATGAATCCAAATACGCCTGAAGGAAGACCTGCAGGAATAACCCCAAACTATAATCCTGCAAATGCAACAGCAGGACAGTATCAACCGACTCAGCCCGGACAAGCATTGCCACAAGTTCAATCTGCTCCAACACCTCCAACACTAACCCCACCTGGTTCAACACCTTTAGGAACGGGACCAGCGCCTAATATTAATGTGCAGGCAGCCCAAGGAATTACAGAAGCAGGACAAGCTTCCCTAGCAGGAACTACGTACCAGCCAGGCCAGGTTCAAGCAGGACAGTTAGCAGGTACAGATATGTCTGCTTACATGAATCCTTACCAGCAGAATGTTATTGACCAGTCTATTGCAGATATTAACCGTCAAGGCGCTAATATGCAGAACCAGCTCGGAGCTTCTGCTGGCGCAGCCGGAGCGTTCGGTGGTTCTAGGCACGGTATTGCAGAAGGTGAGCTAGGTAGAAACATGTTGCAAAGCGTAGCAGATACTACTGGAACTTTAAGACACCAGGGTTATCAGAACGCTCAATTAGCAGCTAACCAAGATATTAGTAACACACTAAATGCAGACCAGTTTAATGTCGGAACAGGACTACAGGGTGCACAACACAATCTAAACTCAGCAGCACAATTAGCTAATGTTTCTAACTTAGGATTTGGAATGGGTCAAACTATTACAGGTAATCTAGCTGCAGATGGTCAAAGCCAGCAGGTCATGGACCAGGCATTGATTGACGCAGCAGCAGGCATGGGTGCAGCACAACAAGCACACCCTGCAACTGGTCTTGGTTATGGAATGGCAGCACTAGGTGCAGCACCAGTTCCTCAACAAACAACAACTTCTAACGACCCTGGGTTAATTGACTTATTAGCTGTTGGAGCTGGATTTCTGGCCTCCGATGAAAGACTTAAAACAAACATCAAGAAGATGGGTGAGTTAAAGTCAGGGCTTAACATTTACAAGTGGGATTGGAAAGAAGGCGCTGAGAAGTTTGGCGCAAACATGAATCACACAATAGGTGTAATTGCTCAGGAAGTTAAAAAGAGATTCCCTGATGCGGTTGAGAAGATGGATAACGGGTACTATGCTGTTAAATATTCTGAACTAAGATAGAAGTCCCAAAATAGGAGAAAATTATGAATCACAACGGTGTATTAGATTATTTTGGCGGGACAGACAATATGAGTATATTTGGGAGTACTGACCCTATTGCAGAACAGTTCGTTGTTGGCTCCCAAGAGTACCAAGACGCAGGGATGGCGTTAGACCGTCAACGTGGCATAGGTCAGGTCGCTAAAGAACAGCACCCTGAAACTCAAGAAATCTTTGATATGCTCCCAGCAAGACAGCCAGTAATTTCTGCTCAAATGCTAAAAAATTATATTAAAAGTGGCCACTCAAAAAATATTAGTGAGCTTATTACTGGAACCCCTAGCGACAATATAAGAAAGGACATACCAGAAGCTAAAAGGGGCGGTAAAGAAAGCAGTATATTTAGCGATATAGGAGATTGGTTAGGAGACAAGGAGAACATGGCTAGGTTAGGAATTGGCCTTAACTCATTAAGACTTAACCCTGATGCAGCCTTAGCTGCCTCTCTACAGAAGAGTATTGACGGTCTTCAAAAGAGCAAAGCCTCTAAAGCGAAAGCCACTCAAGCGGTGGCTTCTTTGCTTAAACTCGGAAGAACAGATTTAGCCACTGCAGTATCAGAAGGGGTAATGGACCCTGGCGATGCTATTAAGCTGGCATTTAAGAAAGAAAAGGTTTCAGCTAGAGATAAAAACATAGAATTATTTGAATCAGACCCTGAAAGATTCGCTGCATTGAAAGAAAGCGGTGCGATTGGAGGTGGTGGAACCACAGTTAATGTGGGAGGTCAGGATACCGAGTTTAATAAAGCTGTAGACAAAGCCTATGCAGATGATTATCTTAAATGGACAGGTGGTGGTGCAGCAGATACTGTAGGAAACCTTGCTAAAATACAAGATGTTCTGAGTGCCCTAGAATCTGGGGATAAGCTGACAGGTCCCATTATAGGACAAATGCCTGACTTTGCCATGGCCTTCCTTAATCCTGAAGCTGTCGCTTCAAGAGAAGCAGTAGAAGGAGTAGTACAGAGAAACTTAAAAGCTGTATTAGGCGCTCAATTTACCGAAAAAGAGGGTGAAAAACTCATTAAAAGGGCTTTTAATCCTACTCTTTCAGGGGCTGAAAATGCCAAGAGATTAAAGGTATTAATTCAGCAAATTCAGATTGCAGCGCAACAAAAGACTGACATGGCGGATTACGCTAGGAAAAATGGAACATTGGCGGGGTATGCAGGAGCAATACCAAATGTTGCCGACTTTCATAAAGCGTTAGATATTGTTGCCCCGGCTTCCCTTACAAAGTCACAAGACGAACTTTTGAAAAGATACAACCTGAGATAAGGAATAAATATGGCTACTAGACAGGAATTAATCGGAGCTTTAGAACAGGCAGACGCTGCAGGTAATACTGAAGACGCTAATGCATTAGCCGATATGATTAGAAGTGAGACCTATAGCGACACCAAGCAAGAAGAAAGAAGTTGGGGTGGAACTCTACTAGAGGGCGCAGCCTCATTGCCTAGCTCAACTGCCAAACTTGCAGGACATGTATATGACGCTGTAACAAGCCCTATCGAAACAGGTAAGACAATTATTAAGCTAATGTCAGGTGGATTACAGAATCTACTAGGCGAGGACATTTCCAACTTTATTAATGAGAAGGGGATGCTGATTGGTCTAGGCGATGAAAGTGGTAACGCAGAGATGGCTTCTAAAGTAGGTGAGTTTTATACGAATAAATACGGTTCTGAAGCGAATATTAAAGAAGCTATTGCTACAGACCCTGCCTCAGTATTAGCGGATTTAGCTACTATAATTACAGGTGGTGGTATGGCTGTTGCTAAAGCAGGTGAGGTTGCAAACGTAGCTAAAGTTGCTGAGTTAGGTGGAAAGATTAAGAGCGCAGGATTTGCTGTAGACCCATTAGTATTAGCTGCTAAAGGTACAGGTGCGGTAGTTAAAGGCGGTGGTAAGTTAGCTAAAAACATATTAGGTGGAACTACAGGTGTAGGTGTAGCGCCACTAGAGCAAGCATTTAAAGCAGGAAAGACAGGCGGACAGATTCAAAAGCAATTCATGGACAATATAAAGGGTGCTGTTCCTATGGAAGATGCGCTTAATATTGCTAAGACTAACCTTGAGATATTGCACCGTAACAAACAGGCTGCATATCAATCTAACAAGAAGTTATGGGGCAAGGATAAGAAGCAACTAAACTTTGATGATATTGACAACGCCCTAAACAGTGTTGAGAAACTTGGCTCTTACAAAGGACAGGTTATTAATAAAGAAACAGCAGAATTGATTAATAGTCTTAGAGGGGAAATTAACGCATGGAAAAAGCTAGACGCTAAGAACTTCCACACCCCTGAAGGTTTAGACCAACTTAAACAGAAGATTTGGTCTCATATAGAAAATATCGGTCCTGAGCAGAGAACCGCTCAAGCAGCAGGTAAGAAGATTTATCACACTATCAAAGACACGATTTCTAAACAATCACCTAATTATGCTAGAGCAATGAGAGAATATACAGAAGCCTCTGAGATGATACATGAGATTACAGGAACACTAAGTCTCGGTAAGAAGGCTATGACTGATACTTCTATGCGTAAATTACAATCTCTTATGAGAGATAATGTGAATACTAACTATGGACAGAGAGCTAAACTAGGTGACGAGTTAGCAGAAGTAGGAAAGGACTTTAGACCTGCATTAGCAGGACAAGCCTTAAGAGAGATTACCCCTAGAGGTATAGCAAAAGGATTCCAACTACCTACAGCAGCAGCAGGATATATGGCAGGTGGACCTGTAGCAGCAGTAGCAGGCGCAGCAGCACAATCACCTAGAGTGGTAGGCATGGGAGCTAACACTTTAGGAAGAATGGGACGAGTAGCACAACAGGCTAGAGATACTATCCCAGTTACAAACCAAGGCATACAGGGTCTGTTAAACTATAGTTACCAGACACAACAATCGCAAGGCGGTCAATAATGGAAGAATTGAAACAAATGAGCGAAGATGACATGCAAGGCATTGTTAGTGATGCTGTCAGTAACGCTATTGATTTTGTAGAAAGTGAGATTACAGAGGGTCGTATTAGAGCTCAGAGATATTTTGATGGTGAAGTAGATATTGGTGAAGAAGAAGGCCGTTCTAAGATTGTAGCAACAAAGGTGCGTGATACTGTACGTGCTATTAAACCTAGTTTAATGAGAGTTTTCTTATCCTCAGACAACCCTGTTGAATATGTACCAACAAGTCAAAAAGACGTAGCTGCAGCAGACCAAGCCACTAAATATGCACATTATAGATTTAACGAGTTAAACGGTTATACGTTACTTAATGATGCTATTCATGACGCTTTAGTGAAGAAAACAGGCGTTATTAAGACATATTGGGAAGACTACTCAGAAGCAACAATACACACCTACTCTAACCTAACAGAGGAAGAGATGACCATGTTAGTTAATGAGGAGGATGTTACTGTTATTGAGCAGACCTCAGAGATGGAAATGGAAATGGATGCGTATGGCATGCAGGTAGATACGCCTAAATATGAGCTTAAAATAAGTCGAACTACTGACACAGGCAAGTTATGTATTGAGAGTGTTCCACCTGAAGAGTTCTTTGTAGACAGAAACGCTAAAAGTGTAGATGACGCTTATGTTGTCGCCCACAAGACGGAAATGCGTGTTGGTGATTTAGTGGCTATGGGTTATGACTTCGATGTGGTTTCTGAATTATCAGGCAACTCTACAGATGACACCTTCTCAGATGCTGAAGATTTTGAAAGAAGCGGTTACGCGCACGATGACGAAGACCTTTCTGATGACCCCTCTATGAAACTTGTAGAAGTTACAGAAGCTTATATGAAGATGGATGTCTATGGCACTGGACAGCCGACTATGCACCGATTTGTATTAGGCGGTGGAAACCAAGAGATTTTAGACTTTGAACCGTGGGGAGACGTTCCTTTTGCAATCTTTGAGATTGACCCTGAACCACATACATTCTTCGGACGCTCTATTGCTGACCTAATTATGAATGACCAAGATTCATCTACTGCCATGTTAAGAGGCATGATGGATAACGTAGCATTAACTAATAATCCTTCTATTGATGTTGTCGAAGGACAAGTTAATATGGACGATATTATGAATAATGAGATTGGCTCAATCAGACGAGTCAAGGTGCAAGGTGCTATTCAGGTTAATGCAATTCCATTTGTGGCAGGTCAAACACTAGGCGCTATGCAGTATCTGGATGAAGAAATCCAAGTTAAAACAGGTGTTACCAAGGCTTCTATGGGTTTAGACCCTTCAGCACTACAAAATACTACAGCTACAGCAGCACAACTAACAGCTCAACAAGGCGCAGGTCAAATTGAAGTAATAGCTCGAAATTTAGCCGAGGGAGGCATGAAGCGTCTATTTAAGCTAATTCTGAAGCTTCTAGTAGAAAACAGCCCAGAAGAGACTCTGATGCGTCTAAACGGACGATATATTCCTATTGACCCTCGTTCATGGAACTCTTCTATGGATGTTACCGTTAATGTGGGTTTAGGAACAGGTCAAGAAGAACAGAAACAAGCAGCCCTTAGCCAGGCTCTGCAGATGCAGATGAATATATGGCAGTCTTATGGACCTAGTAATGGCTTAGTTACAATGACTGGTATTAGAAATACATTATCAGATATGTTAGTTTTATCAGGCGTTAGAAACGTAGACAGATACTTTAGCCCTATGTCACCTGAACAAGAGCAAATGATAATCCAACAACAGCAGCAGCAAGCTCAACAATCGCAGCAACTAACTCCTGAGCAAGAAATCGCTAAGGGACAAGTTGAAGCCGAGCAGATTAGAGCTAACGCTAAGATTGAGACAGATAAGCTTAAACTGAAGATTGATGCAATGAAAGCAATCGCTGAAGATGACAGAAAACGAGACCAGATGGACCAAGACTTATTCGTTAATACGGCTAAGATTATGGGAGACCAAGGAACAAGGGTAGATATTGAGAGAATTAAGGCAGCACAAAACGCTGCTAGATACCCTCAACAACCCCCTGTTAATGCAGTTACAGGCGGAAGGTTTTAATGAATGTAGCCGAGAAATCTGCTAAGATAAAGACATTGATGAATGATGATACCTTTATGGAAGTCATTTCTGAAGTTGTGGAGCGGCAAGTTGCTGTTTTCATGAACGCTCATTCGACAACGGATGAACGTGATGGGGCGCATGACATAGTTCGTGCGATTGACGCGATTAGTAGTTATATGGAAAGCGTAATAGCTGACGATAAAATTAGTAAACGTAAACGTAATAAATAAGGAGGGTCAGCACCGTGGAAGCGACTGAAACTACAAATGATGGCAGTATTGAAGCTGCCGTAGAGAGCATTATTGCTCCGATTGAAGAAGAAAAAGTAGAAGCAACTGAGGAAGTAGCTCAGGCAACAGAGGAAACCGCAGAAGTAGAAGATACTGCTGTAGAAGAACCTGCTGAGTCCGAAGAAGTAGAAGCTTTAGATTCTGACGAAGATTCTGACGAAGAGATTACTTATGAAGCGTCAGAGTTGGACGAAGATAACGACCAAGTAGAGGATGCCGGTCATACAGAGCTTGAAAGCTATTCTGTTAAGATTGATGGACAGGAAGTGCAAGTAACCTTAGATGACCTAAAGCAAGGCTATAGCGGACAACAATACGTCCAAAAGAAGATGCAGGAAGCAGCTCAACAGCGTAAAGAAGCTGAAGATGTTTATGCGTCTTTAAATAACGAACGACAGAAGATGGCTCAACTTTATCAAGAGCTTCAACAGGGAGACATTGCACAAGCACCTGTTCCACCGTCAAGAGAGTTATTTGAAAGTGACCCTATTGGGTACATGGAAGAAAAACTCGCCTTTGACGAGAATAAGGAGTTTTATGATGGTCAGATGGCTCAGTTACAGGCTGTTTCACAGCAAAACGATGCAGCAGGTGTACAAGCTAAAAAGCACTATCTAAGACAAGAAATGCAAGTTTTACAACAGAAGATTCCTGAGTTTGCCGACCCTAAAAAAGCCGGTAAGATTAAGGAAAGACTAGTAAGGGTAGGACACGAGGCTTATGGCTACACACCTGAGGAAATCGGGCAAGTGATGGACCATAGAGCTATTCAAGTTCTAAACGATGCTGTGAAATACCGTGAAATCATGTCAGGCAAAGCTAAGGCGGTCAATAAGACCAATAGAGGAAACCCTGTAATGAAAGCGGGTGCTAAGAAGGTTGCAGATTCAAAAACTAAAGTTCGTAAACGCCAACAGGCAAAACTACAGAAATCAGGCAGCATTAATGACGCGCTTGGTTTAATTTTAAATACCTAATATAAGGAGTATTCAACATGGCACAACCATCAAATACATTTGATAGCTATGACGCAAATGGTATCCGCGAGGACTTGGAAAACGTAATCTACAACATTTCCCCTGAAGAGACACCATTTTATTCATCATTAAAGAAAACATCAGCCTCTAACACTTTACATGAGTGGCAGACTGACTCACTACGCGCTTCAGCAGACAACAAGCACATTGAAGGTGACGACACTACTGCAAACGCAGTAACAGGCACTTCACGTTTGGGCAACTACACTCAAATCTTCAAGAACGCAGTAACTGTTCCTGATACAGATGAGGGTTTAGACAAAGCAGGTCGTTCTGCTGAAATGGCTTACCAAACGCTTAAGATTGCTAAAGAGCAGAAGCTAGACATTGAGAAGGCGTTATTAGATAACAATGCTCGTGTTTCAGGTTCTTCTACTGTAGCTCGTGAGTGTGCAGGCGCACCTGTTTGGATGACATCTAATATCACTAACCAAGGTACAGGCGGTGCAAACGCTGCAGGTGACGGTACAACAGCTAGAACAGACGGTACTCAAACCGTATTTACTCAAGCAGACTTCGATTTAGCGATGCAGTCTATTTGGGAAAATGGTGGTCGTCCTGACTCTGTTTACCTTTCAGCTTTCCAAATGAACAAAGCTCTAGGTTTCGTAGGTAACAACAACCAACGCTCAAATGTACAAGCAGGCGATGATAAAGTTATCAAGAGTT